ATCATTTAGGAATTCTACCTGTCGAGTGTAATCCCATCCATCTAACCATGTCTGGTGTATTTGCCTGATGTTATCCCCACTCTTTTTAAATATGACTAAGTGAGATGGGTGTCGTTTTTTACCTATGTCGAACCCCGCATAAATTCGATCCCCCTCATCAAAATCGTGATTATGATTAGCTGGATAATTTCTTAGGTTATAATCTACAACTTTCGCTATATCATCCTCAGAAAAGTATGACTCTTGGCTCAGGAAAGGTTTTAGTAAGAACTCTGACGCAAAAGATTTAGGTTTAGCTTTCTGCTGTTCAAGTAACCACTCCTCACTGTACAGTTCTGGCATCAATACTTTTCTCCCCGGCACAGGGTCAAACGCAGGGAGCTTCCTATACTTGAATCGAGTATCTGTTTCAAGCTTGGCTAAGATATCTCCGGGTAGCATGGGTGTGCCCATCACCACAACCGGAACACCTTGGTTAGGTATGAACATAGATTCAGTCATAAAATGTTCTTCAATCTTAGTTATCTGTGACAGGTTCAGTGGGTTCTCTGGGTCTTTTAGAATGTCATCTGCTATCAAAGCCCCGTTAACATGCATACCTCGTTTGAAGGAGAACAACCCACCATGTTCTATTTCTAAGGAACTCCCATTGGCGTGTCTATACCTAAATGTGTAATCTGCTTTAGGAGCCTCGTTCCGTATCCATTTTGATATCCTAGGGTTACGAGCCACTTCTTTATTTATCTCACTCATATGGTACTTAGCCATGGTATCACTATAAGACAAGTATAAAACTCTTGTGTCTGTTTTCGCCCTCAGTAACAACCATACAGCAAAGGCATGTCCTAAAATTGTACTTTTAAAATGGGCACGGGGTAATACCGCAGTATAGTTAGACCCCTCATTGATCGTAGCTTCTAGTTCCTCACATAGGAACTGTACATGCCAAGCCTTAAATAATTCCGGACGTTCAAAGCTTAAGCTCCATACATCACGAACAAATTCCCAGAATGTACCTATAGCAACCTTGTCACTATTTTTGATTCCTGTAGAAAGAAGACCGAAGGCTTCCTTAAGAGTTACTACTTCGGTCGGCATTCTGCTCCTCTGTAGACACTAATATTTTTAACTTATTTGCAATTTTAGCTAATAACTCTCCGTCATCAATCTCATCAACCAACACCCTCATAACCTCTTGAACAAATTGTAGGTTGATCAGCCCCTCTAGAACTCGCCGCTCGCCCTGTATACCGACATCAGCAGCTTTGACCGCATCTAACGCTCTAGTAAAGTTTAGATTACCTAACTCATTGTAAGCTTTTTCTCTGATATCTGTATAGATTTTGAGTTGCTCGTCCTGTATCTGGAATGCTTTATTTGCTTCACTTTGCACTATCTTATTATCTGTTTGCGTAGCAACTTGAGTTCTTTTATCGTCCCAATCATACTTCCTAGCCCATGCATAGATAGTCGGAGGACGCACACTTATATTGTAGTTAGTAGATAAATGTTCGGCTATTTCCCTAGCACTCATACTGTTGGCTACATATAATTCCATACCTTTTAGTCGTACTGCAACCGGTATATTTTTAGGCATTAGTGTACTCCGAAAGCTTCAGTCCCATGTTCCGAACTTTGTGAATCAATATTTCCTCCATAGGGTGAACCATCTGATTGTAAGAGCCTACTGAAATCCATATACCCTGTTTTGTTACCGGCTGCGTTGAAGCACATAGGCACTTTAAATTTAGCTCCGTTGGAAAAGAATTCTTGAAACCCCACTCCAATTTCATCTCTTGTGCAAACCCCTTCCCAAACATTGTCTTTTACACCAATAGGTTTATAACTAGTGTTCTTTCGTAATGACCCTGTAGTTCTTTGGGTATCGTCAAATTGTTTATTGTTGATACAGGCAGCATATTTACACCAGATAACCACACCATGTTGTTCTTTTAAATCTTCTAGGGTAGTTCCTTCAGGGAATTTATCCTCATACACTACAGGCTCTTCTTCTTTTTTAGAAGTAACATACATCTTAAACTTATCTGCCATCTTTTTTCCTCCATAGAGCTATACAAGCAGCATCAGCGTAATCCTGTTCGGGGAATACTTCTCCCCACTTAGATACAGCAAATGCCATTATATCACTTTTCTTAGCATTACCTTTACCCACAATTATTTTTTTCCACACTTTATTATCCACAGAAGCAAATGGAGTACCTGACCTATGCAATTGTAGTTTTACTCCCGCTACTACCGACGCAATAGCTATCGTGGCTTTCGCATTTTGGATGTATATAGCGGACTCTATCGCTGCTGTGCTTATATCTATTATACCCGAATAAGCTTCAAACTTGTCAAGTATCTCATAAAATCTAGTTTCGTAATCTTTATCTGTACTTTCAAACTTCTCCATAAGGACTATATTTTCTTTGGAATCCAGAAGTGTTAAATGTATAGCTTTAGAAGAACAATCAAACCCTGCTATCATTCTGAGTCCTTATAAGCTTGCGTTCTAAGGGATACTATCCTAGAGACTGTCGCAAATGCAGAGGTATATAATTTGAGTTGCCCTAACAATCTAGTATATAGAGTTGTGACATCTATTACATCCCTCCTCAATTTAGCTAGAGACTCTCTGGACAACATGATCTCGCCACGCAGTTGCTCCTTAGTGGGTTTACGTTCACCCTTTCCTATGTGCTCCTCTGCAACTTGGTACATAGCCACATTATAGCCTTCGTCAAACTGAGCTTCCATTGCCCCTTTGCGAGCTTCTATATCTGCAACATGCTGTTCTAATAAGCTTTTGTACCCACCGTAAACAACCAGATACTCCTCTAACTTAGTTACGGATGCATGTATTACATCAGCAAATTTCAAATCTGTATCCGGAGTATCTAAGGACATACCAAATGTAGGGATGTTTAGGTTTCCTATATAGTTTTCTGCAAGGTCTGTAGCGTTCGTATAATTCCAACGTTTTTTCATACTTCTACCTTTCTGCAATCACACCATTTATTACCCCCACATTTTTCCGGAGGCTCTGTCATATCTATTATTGCATTACACCTATCTAAAATATCTGCCCAAAGCTGCTCATCCTTCTTTAGTTTGAAGCATTTCCAATCCTGAGTATTTTTATTTTCATATAGTACATAACCATGCTTATAGTTACCCATGTTTAGATACAACTGAAGCTGTAGTAAATGCTCTGGTTTCGGCCCCCGTAACTTTTTATACTCCTCCTGCTTAATAGTTTTTAACTCTACCGGAACAGGGTCATCGGGGAACACTATGAAGTCTATTCTACCTGATATGGGAGGATTCTCTGTTTTGATAGAAAGCTCTCTATCTACTAGAAGTTTTACATTGTTTAAATATTTCTCAAATCTTTCTTCGAACGCACCCCCGACATCGAAGATACGCTGTATTCTAGGAGGAATGTCACTCCATAGGAGCATACCATTATAAGCCATATACATATATCGGTCACACTTGTTACCCAATGTAGACGGATAGAAAACCCCCGCTCTTGGGGGAGAGTTCTTTCGTTCTAGACCTTCCTGTATTAAAGACGTTAGCCCTAAGTCAACCCTGACGGCAGGAGCTTCTATGCTATTTGATTTTGATATCTGTTTAATTCCTGACATAATCTTTCCTTTATATCCTGCAATGTTTTCTCTTTTAGGTGCCACACTTCTGCAACCCCCATATCCTTCAAATCCTGATCTCTTCGTGCATCTCTCTTAGCTAAATGACCGAAAGGCCCATCTGCCTCCACTACCACATCAAGCTCTGTAAGAAGGAAATCTACATCATACTGCCCGAACTTAGCTTGAGCAAGGTAACGCAGTCCTAATTCTTCAATACATCGCTCTATAAGCTTCTCCTGTTTAGTCCCGTGTCTGTATGGCACTAACTATTTTCTCCATACTGTCAGGATTTGCAGCAGCTACTAATCTAAGGTTATCAAACCCCTGTATGGTTTCATCGCCAAAGAAATCGCTTGTATACCACGCACCACTCTTGGTTATCAGCCCTAAGTCCAACGCCTCTCTCAGATAAGTTTCAGTAACATCTATACCGCCCTCAACACGGAACGGTATCTCTACCTGCTCCCATCGAGTGCCCCCAAATTTATCTTTCTGTAACGACGTAATAATATTGAATCCTAGTCGTTTATTCTTGTTATCTTTGATATATTCGCCTCTACGTGTCTCTAATACGCCATGGGCAAAGAACTGTTGTCCTTTTCCACCCGGCATGGTCTCTATCGCTGCTACAGGCCCCATAGACCCCCTCACTTGGTTTATAACAACGAGGGCAGAACCGTTTCTCAGCAGTGGGAGAAGCCTAATCAATGCTTGGTTCCAAGACCT